TTATTGAATTAGATGACTCTTCACACTTTCTTGGCTTAATATCTTGCCAATTTACCGCTAACGCTTAGTATACTAATAATAGCTACATATTAACATGACAAGAGCAGTTGATCTTTTGAAGAATAGTTTTGGTGTAAGCCAACTATATCAGCATGATGTAATTAAAGACGGAAAAATTATTTTTAGTGTTTATTGGCATCCACTTACCATTGCTGAAAGAGAATCAATAAGTAAAAAATCAAATACTGATGACACTAATGATTTTGCTTTGATGTTAATGATTGAAAAAGCATTAGATAAAGATGGTAACAAACTTTTTCAAGATGGTGATAAAGCATCTCTTAGAAGAGAAGTTGAAGCAAATATTCTACAGGAAATACAATTAGCCATGATAAACGCTGGTGCTGATAAGGAGGTTAAAGAGGCTAAAGCCGATTTAAAAAGCTAATAAAGAATGGAAATTTATTTTTTCATTAGCAAAAGAATTAAAAAAAACTGTAGCTGAATTATGTGAAACTTTAACGGTTGAAGAGATGATAGGTTGGGCTGCTTATGCAGAGATTGAATACGAAGAATATGAAAAACAAAAAGAACAAGCACAAAGAAATAGTGCTTTAAAAGGTAAAAGAAGGTAATATAGAGAAAATGTTTTTAATTTTTATTTAACAGTGGCTAATTATGATGTATCAATAAAAATAGCCATTGCAGGTGCAAAACAATTAGATAAAGTCAACAAACAAACCGATAAGTTAAAAGCATCAATAAACGCAGTAAATCAAACAGCAGAATTAAGTGGCAAAAAACCTGTAAGAAATTTTAAAAATTTATCAAAGGCAGTTACAGACGCTAGAGATGCTTTAGATGAAGCAGCCATTGGAACGAAAGAATTTAATAAGGCTATAAAAAATGTTGTGAAAGTTGAGGATAAATTTAATAGACAACAAAAAATAAAAGAAAGAGCTTTGAAAGTAGAAGAATTAAGAATAAAGGAAGGTATAACTTTAAAAGAAGCAAAGATTAGAGTAACACAAGAAGAAATAGAACTTGAAAATAAATTAGCTATTGCAAAAGAAAAAAGTGCTACGGCAGAAAAACGAAGAGCTATAACACGTGGAATTACATCAGGAATTGGTAGTGGAATTATTGGTGGTGGCTTTCCCTTGCTATTTGGACAAGGACCAACAGCAGCACTTGGTGGTGCATTAGGTGGTTTAGCTGGAGGAGCAATGTCAGCAATACCAGGAATGGGACAGTTTGGTTTTGCCTTATCCATTGCAGGCACTACTATTGGTAGTTCTTTAGAACAATTAACAAAGGCATTAACTAAACCCACAGAAAATATCGAAACTCTTGTTAATAGATTGGGATTAGTGGGAACTGAAACAGGAGATTTGGCACTTGAGTTAAAAAGACTTGGTTTAGAATCATCTGCTGCTGAATTATTGTTAAAAGAATTTGAAAGAGAATTTGGATTAAGTAAAGATCAAATAGAAGAAAATGCAGAAAAAATGAGTGATTTTAATAATGAAATTAACAAGTTAGGAACATCTTTAACTTTATTACTGTCAGATGTTTTAGGTCCTTTAATCAAAGAACTTAATGAATTTATAAAAGGACAAAAACCAGAAGGCACAGTAAGAAACATTACAGGAGTGTTAGATTTTTTTACTGCTAATGCTTTTGACCTTGATAAAAGAGGTGGTATTTTAAGTGAGTTACCTCCTTTACCAGGTCTAAAAGGTAAACGACCACTAAGCAATATTCCTGCTGCTGAAGGTAATGCAGTTATTGGAGGAGTAAAATTAAACCCTAATTTTGGTGAACAACCATTTAATCCTAATCAAGGTGCGATTGATTTAAAAAATAGGTCTATTGAAGTTAAAGAAATAGAACCATTAAAACAAGCGTTAAAAATTGAACAGGCAAGATTAAAAGTAAGTGATGAACAATTAGATTTGATGCAACAAGAATTTGCTTTATCTAATTTAGAAAATGAATTAAAACTTGAAGAATCTCAACGTACTGATGAAATTAACGACAAATTAGAATTAAAAATAAAAAAATTGAAACTAGCAAGAGACACTCAAGCACAAGTTGTTGAAAATACAAAAGCTCTAATAGATCCTTTTAAACAATTATCTGACATGATTCAGATAGATATGGGTAATGGTATAAAAGACCTTATAAAAGGAACACAAACATTAAATGATGTAATGAGAAATATGCTAAATAAAATGGCTGATGCGTTTTTAAATTTAGCTATTTTTGGAAATATAGGAGGTGGATCTATAACAGGTGGTTTACTCGGAGCAATATTTAAAGCAGAGGGTGGACCAGTAAAGAGAGGTGGAAGCTACATCGTAGGAGAAAGAGGGCCAGAAATGTTTAGCCCAGGTGTATCTGGTACGATTACACCGAACCACGCACTTGGTGGTTCAACAAATATCGTAGTAAATGTAGATGCTTCTGGTTCTTCTGTTGAAGGTGATGAACAACAAGGTAGAGAACTTGGTCGTATGATTTCAGTTGCTATACAATCAGAATTAATTAAACAAAAACGACCAGGAGGTATGCTCGCATAATGGCTACGTTTCCTTCAATAAAACCTACTTACGGGCAACAAAAAAGATCCGCACCAAATACCAGAACAATTCGTTTTGCTGATGGATTTGAACATAGAATATTATTTGGATTAGCAGAACATCAAAATCCAAAAACTTACAACTTTACATTTGAAGTTTCTGAAACACAAGCAGATGAAATAGAAACCTTCCTTGATGCCCGCGCAAACGACAGTGCCAGCTTTGATTTTACTGCACCTGGAGAAACTGCTGCACAGAAATTTGTTTGCGAAACTTGGTCAAAATCAATACCATATAACAATAGAGCAACGATCCAAACAACATTTAGAGAAGTATTTGAACCATGAGTACTGCTCCGATTATTACTGATCTACAAAAGATCAATCCTTCAGCAATAATTGAATTATTTACGCTAACTACCGATGCAACTCTGCATGGTTCTGCTCAGACCTATAGATTCCATAATGGAACGAGTTTAAATGCTAACGGAGATATTATCTGGGCTGGTAATCAATATATAAAAATGCCAATACAGGCAGAAGGTTTTGCCTTTCAAAAAGGTCAACTTCCCAGACCTACTCTTACTGTCAGTAATGCTCTCGGAACTATTACAGCTATTTTGTTAAATGTAAATGCTGTGACCACAGGAAATGATTTAACGGGAGCTACTGTGACAAGGATTAGAACTTTGGCACGTTATCTTGATGCTGTTAACTTCCCTGACAGTACAAATCCATTAGGCACACCAGATCCTACAGCAGAGTTTCCGCAGGAAATTTACAAAATAGATAGAAAATCATCGGAGAATAGAGAAGTCGTACAATTTGAATTAGCTGCTGTATTTGATCTTGCTGGTATTCGTGCTCCCAAAAGACAATGCACTAGAACAGAATTTCCTTCAATTGGTACGTTTATAGCATGACTTGGAAAGAAGAAGCACTTGTTCATGCGAAAAATCAAGATCCTAAAGAGTCTTGTGGTCTTTTATTAAATATTCGAGGAAAAGAAAGATATTATCCCTGTCGTAATCTTTCAATGACAGAGCATCAATGTTTTATTCTTGATCCAGAAGATTATGTAAAAGCAGATAATACAGGAGAGATAACAGCCGTTGTTCATAGTCACCCTGTAACACCTCCTGTTCCGAGTCAGGCAGATAAAGTTAGTTGTGAACAAAGTAAACTTCCGTGGCATATTGTTAACCCAAAAACAGAACAATGGGGATATTGTGAGCCCTGTGGATATAAACCACCTTTATTGGGTAGACCGTGGGTTTGGGGTGTTACTGATTGTTGGAGTTTGGTAAAAGATTGGTATAAAGAAGAAAAAGGTATTGAACTAAAAGATTGGGATAGACCTACAACACCAGAAGAATTTATTAATAATCCATTATTTGAAAGTTGTGCATGGAGAACTGGTTTTAGAGAACTTAGACCAGATGAAAAAACAATGAATGGCGATCTTTTATTTATGTCTATTGGATCTCCTGGTTTAAATCATGTAGCTATTTTTTTAGATGGGGATGTTTTACATCATTTAACCGATAGACTATCTTGTAGAGAGCCTTATTCTCAATGGTTGTTAAAATGTACAGGAGGGAGGTATCGTTATGTTGCGTAAGTTAAAGCTATATGGAGAGCTAGCAGAGTTTGTAGGGCATAAAGAATTTGAAATACAGGTAGATAGTCTTGCAAAAGCAGTTAGTTTTCTTGTAAATAATTTTCCGCAGGTAGAAAAATATATGAACCCTCAATATTATCAAGTAAAAGTTGGTAATTATGCAGTAGATAAAGAAGAAATACACCACCCAATAGGACAGGAAGATATACATATTGTTCCTGTTATTAGTGGTGCTGGTAGAGGTTTTGGGAAAGTATTATTAGGTGCTGCTTTAATTGCAGGTGCTTTTATTATTAATCCTGCTCTATCATTTAGTTTTAAGAGTGGTGTTACTGGTTTTGGTACTTTAACTGGATTTTCTGGTGCTGTAACAAAAGCTGCTGTATATCTTGGTGCTTCTTTAGTGTTATCTGGTGTGAGTGATATGTTATTTCCTCTGCCAAAACCAAAAGAATTTAAATCAGAGCAAGATCCACAATTATCATTTAGTTTTTCTGGTACACAAAATACATCAAGAGCAGGTACTCCAGTTCCAATAGTTTATGGAGAGATAGTAACAGGATCAGTTGTTATAAGTGGTGCTATTGATACTCAGCAGGTACAGGCATGACGAATCCTAAAATTATTAGAGGTTCTGGATCACCTTCTCCTCCTACTCCACCTCAACCGACAAGAACTCCTGACACTTTACATAGTAGACAGTTTGCCACTTTTCTTGATCTTATTTCCGAAGGAGAGATAGAAGGTTTTGCTACTGCATCAAAGGAAGGCAGAACACAGGGAACAACTGCATATAATAATGCTGCACTGAAAGACGTATTTCTAAATGATACTCCTGTTCTAAAAGCGACTGCTGATTCAACTAATCCAGCTACAACTGATTTTAATTTCCAAGATGTAACATTCAATCCTCGTTTTGGAACGTCAGGTCAGACAAAAGTTGAAGGTATTGAAAGTAGTTCTTCTGTAACATCAGTAGGAGTTACTGTAACTCAATCTTCTCCAGTTACTAGGCAGATCACAAATTCAAATGTTGATGCTGCAAATATCACAATAACTTTTCCTCAAATACAAAAAGCAACAGATAAAGGAGATTTACTTGGGTCATCTGTTTCATTAAAAATTGCTGTTCAATATAATTCTGGTGGTTTTACTGATGTTATCTCTGACACGATTACAGGAAGAACTGCTGATGCTTACCAAAGAGATTACAGAGTTAATCTTACAGGTGCTTTTCCTGTTGATATAAGAGTTACCAGAGTTACTGCTGATAGCACAGATTCAAGTTTGCAAGACACATTTCAATGGACAAGTTTTGCTGAAATTATTGATGATTCCAATACTTATGCCAATAGTGCTTATGCTTCTGTTCGATTGGACTCTATGCAGTTTCAATCAATACCTAGCAGAAAGTATCGTATCAGAGGAATAAAGGTAAGGATTCCTGGAGCAGGTGCAAATAGCTCTGGTACTCCTACTGTTGATAGTACTACTGGTCGCATAATTTATCCAACTGGATATATTTTTAATGGAGTTATGGGTGCTGCTCAATGGTGCTCGTGTCCAAGTATGGTGTT